GAAATCTTTTTGGTCTTCATATATATTGATGACAACTTAATTGGTTGTCATTAAATAATTCGTGTGAGTTATCTAATTAACTAATTAACTAAATTAACTAATTAAAAAATTATGGCATTAGACATATCAAAGCTGAAGAGCCGTTTGAGCTCTCTAACAAACCAAGGCAACAAAACCAATCTTATTTGGAAACCAAAGCCTGGTAAACAAGTGGTTCGTATCGTTCCCTACAAGTATCAACCTGATAATCCTTTTATTGAGTTGAAGTTCCACTATAATATCAACAACAAGACCTATCTATCTCCTGATAGTTTCAATCGTCCTGATCCAATCGTTGAATGGTCCAATCGTATGAAGAAGACCGGTAACAAAGAAGACTGGATTTTGGGTAAGAAGATGGAACCAAAGATGCGTACATATGCTCCTATCATTGTTCGTGGTGAAGAAGGAGAAGGTGTTCGTTTCTGGGGATTCGGTAAGAATGTTTACCAAGAAATTCTAAGCATCATCAATGACGTTGATTACGGTGATATTACCGATTTGGTTAACGGTCGTGATATTGTAGTAGAATTCCGTACCGCAGAAGATTCTGGTAAGTCTTTCCCAGAAACTACAATTCGTGTTAAGCCAAATGCAAGTATTGCAATTGATGTCGCTCAAAAAGATGTCTTGGCACAACAAACAAATATTCTGGATTTATTCCCAGAATTTTCCTACGAAGAACTAAAGGGTGTAATGAATGCATGGTTGAATCCAGAAACTCAATCTGCTGAAGGAACCGTCAATACTATTGTTGAAGATGACACTCCGTTTACTGCTCCTCCAACTGCTGCTACTGATTTTCCAAAAGCAACTGCAACAAATAAATCACCAACTGCTACTGCAGCAAAATCAAATTCAGATGATGTAGCTGCTGCTTTTGATAATTTGTTTAACAGTTAAATAAATTGTTTGTAATGGGGTGGTAGTATATATTACTGCCACCCCTATTTTAGTTTTATATTTTTATGAAAAAGAAAAATCAAGTTACACAAGAAACTCCTCAAAGAGATGAGTTAGTAGAATTACTCGCAAATGAGTTAAATAAAGCCAATAAAGATGGCGGAAAGATTGCATATTTCTTGGATGAACAAGAAAATCCAGCAGAAATTAGTGATTGGATTAGTACAGGTTCTTCTATTCTTGATCTAGCAATTAGTAATCGTCCACATGGTGGATTACCAGTTGGTAAGATGGTTGAATTCAATGGATTAGAAGGTACTGGTAAAAGTCTAGTATCAGCGCATGTTGTTGCTGATACACAGAGAAAAGGTGGTGTAGCAGTTGTTATTGACACTGAAAATGCTGCTGCTCCAGAGTTCTGGAAAAGTCTCGGTGTAGATCTATCAAAACTTCTATATGTTCAATGCGAAACTGTTGAAGATATTTTTGAAAAGATGGAACACATGATTGGAATTGTAAGAAAGTCCAATAAAGATCGTATTCTTACAATCATTGTTGATTCTGTTGCTGCAGCATCAACAAAGGCAGAATTGGAAAGTGATCATGGTAAGGATGGATTTGCTACTGGTAAATCTATTATTATCAGCAAAGCAATGCGTAAGATTACCAACATGATTGGTAAACAGAAAGTTCTTACTGTATTCACCAATCAATTGCGTCAGAATCTAAATGCTATGGCATTTGGTGATAAGTGGGTAGTAAGTGGTGGTAAATCACTTGCTTATCATTGTAGTGTTCGTGTACGTTTGAACAACACTGGTAAACTCAAGAGAGGTGAAGAAGTTATTGGTAATGAATGTAAAGCAGTTGTTATCAAGAACCGTATGGGACCACCACAACGTCAAGCTGCTTTTGATATTTACTTTGATAGTGGAATTGCTGATTATGGCAGTTGGATCAAAGTATTGAAGGAAAACAACTTGGTAAAACAAGGTGGTGCTTATTATACCTATAAGAAAGATGATGGTAGTGAATGGAAGTTCCAGTCTAAGGACTTTGTAGAAACAATGAAGACTGACAAAGTTTTGGGTGAAGAAATTTACTTAAAGATTTGCGATGAAGTAATTATGAAGTACAAAGATCCAAATAGTGTTATTGTTGACGACGCAGTTGTTGACAATGATGAAGATGCTGGTGTATCATCTGAGAATGAGTAATCTATCTGACAGTGAAAAAAAGAGGTTGTTTTCGTTATTCGATAATGTAAAACAAGAAGACAGAGTTGGAGGATTGAATAGATCCTCCGATTCTGAAGTATTAATTGTTGATTTCATGAACACTTTTATTAGAGCGTTCATGGCCTCCCCCTCCCTCAATTCCAATGGTAATCATACTGGTGGAATTGCAGGGTGTTTAAAAAGCATTGGTTATGCAGCAAAATTAATCAATCCTACAAAGATTGTAATTGTGTCTGATGGTCAAGGGGGTTCACTGAAAAGACGGAAGATTTATCCAGAATACAAGAGTGGTAGAAAGACTAAGATTCGGCTTAATAGAGCTTATGATGATCTTACTACTCCAGATACTGAAGATAAAAATCTAAAGAAACAGTTGTTGAGAACTGTACAATATCTAGACAAGTTGCCTGTAACAACAATGGCAATTGATCATATTGAAGCAGATGACACAATTGCTTATTTGGCTAAAGAGTACTTTAAGAATAGTAATGTTACTATTATGAGTGCTGATAAAGACTTCTTACAATTAGCCGGTGATAGAATTAAAATTTGGAGTCCAACCAAAAAGAAATTGTATGGTTGTGCAGAAATTCTATTGGAATATGGTATTAGTTGTAAGAACTTTATCAACTATAGAGTAATGGAAGGAGACAGTAGTGATAATATTGACGGCATTAAAGGTGCTGGGTTAAAAACTATTATTAAATGTTATCCTATTCTTACAGAAGATAAACAATATTCCTTACAAGAATTATACAATTACAGTGATACCCATAAAGGTAAGTTGAAGTTGTATGATACAGTACTGGAAAATAAAGACATCATGCAACGTAATTATGATTTAATGCAATTGCATGATACACAAATTCAATCATTCTCGCAATTGAGAATCAATGAAATTATGGAAAAACCAATTTGCAAACTTGACAGATTTGGTTTTAGTAAATTGTTGGTGGAAGATTGTATGCAAAATAACTTTCCAAATAGCATGATATGGTTAAATGAAGTGTTTGGAAAGATTAACTCAATGGTTCTGTAAATAATCTTGGTTTACAGAAATGGTGTGGTATAGTTGGTGTAGATAAATTATATAAAATTATGTCGGAAAAAATTGTAGATAACCTAAAAAAATTCGGATCTGAATTCCAAATCAAATGTATTAGTGGTTTGGTGTCGGATAAAACATTCATTGAACGAATCAGCGACATCTTAGAACCAGATAGTTTTGAGACTGACGCTCATAAATTTATCGTTAAAGAAACGATTAGTTATTTTCTTCAATATAAAGATCTACCAACCTTGGCAGTCTTTAAGGTTAAAGTAGATGGTATTGAAAATGATTTGTTGAAACAATCAGTTGTAGAACAACTTCGTCTCGTTTATCAGAAAATCAGTGATACTGATTTGAAGTACATCAAAGAACAGTTTCTTGAATTTTGTAAGAATCAAAAAATCAAGAATGCTATTATGGAGAGTGTTGATCATTTGAAGAGTGGTCAATATGATAAAATCAAACATGTAGTTGATGTTGCGATGAAAGCTGGTATGGAACGCAATATTGGACATGAATATATGGTTGATATTGAAAAACGTATGAGTCAAATGGCTCGTAAGACTGTCAAGACTAATTGGACAGAAGTAGACAGTATTATGGATGGTGGACTTGCTGGTGGTGAACTGGGAATTATTACTGCTTGTGCTGGTAGTGGTAAGAGTTGGGTTCTTGCCAAGATGGGTGCAGAAGCAATGCGTCAAGGTAAAAATGTATTACATTATACTTTGGAATTGAATGAAAACTATGTTGGTCTACGTTATGATGCTTGTTTTACTGGAATTGATTTCCAAAACATTCGTAACAACATTGATATTGTTAAGAAGAAGATTGCAGAAGTGCCTGGTAAATTGATTATTAAGTACTTTCCAATTAAGACTGTATCTGCTCATAGTTTGAAGCTACATGCTGAACGTATTCAAACTCTTGGTACTAAAGTAGATATGATTATTGTTGACTATGCTGATATTCTACGTCCTTCTCAGAGTGAACGTAATAGTAACAGTTATAGTGAAGCTGGTGGTATTTATGAAGAACTACGTGGTGTAGCTGGTGAACTACAAGTTCCTATTTGGAGTGCTTCACAGAGCAATCGTGCTGCTATGGATGAAGATATCATTCAAGCAAATAACATTTCAGATAGTTATCGTAAGATTATGACTGCTGACTTTGTTATGTCACTGAGTCGTAAGATGTCGGATAAACAAGCTAATACTGCACGATTCCACGTAATTAAGAATCGTTTCGGACCTGATGGTATTACATTCCCAGCTAGAATGAATGCTGGTTGTGGTGATATCAGAATCTTTGCAGAAAACAGTCGTGAAGGTATGGGTATCTTGAATGAAATGAGTCAAGAAGAAAATGTAGTCAAGAAAATGATGAGCAACAAGTGGAATGCTCATAGTACAGAGGACAGTGAATAACCTATATATCAATCTGGGGAGAAAAAGTTTCTATAAAACAAGATTTTTTTAAACTTTTATTTTGGACTTTTTCTCCCCGATTGGATAATTATTTTTTACCCATATGAACAAAGAAATTTTTATAAAGAAGCGTAACGGAAATTTGGAAAAATTTAGTGCAGATAAAATCAATAAGGTTTTGCAATGGGCAACCGATGATATTAAAAATGTTAGTTTTGAAGAAGTCGCAATGAATGCACATCTATCATTCTTTGATAAGATGTCTTCTGGTGATATTCATACAATGTTGATTGAAGCTGCGTCAAATTTGATCAGTGAACAAAAACCTAATTATCAATATGTAGCATCAAGACTATTGAATTATAGATTAAGAAAGAATGTTTGGGGTGGAAAGAATCCTCCTAAATTACATGATCTTGTTAGAGCTAATATTGACGCATTGGTTTATGACGAAGAAATTCTAGAATGGTATACCAAACAAGAATTTGATAAATTGGATGAATATCTCCGTCATGATAGAGATTTCAATTTTACATATGCTGGTATCAAACAGTTGTGTGATAAATACTTAGTACAAAATCGTGCTACTAAGACAATTTATGAGACACCACAATTTGCATATATGCTTATTGCAATGACATTCTTTAAAGACTATAAAGAAAACCGTCTTGAATATGTAAAGAAAGCTTATAATTACTTTAGCAAACATAAGATCAATCTACCAACCCCAATTATGGCTGGTGTAAGAACTCCAATGAAGAGTTATGCTAGTTGTTCTTTATTCACTGTAGATGACGATCTTCGTAGTATTTTCAGTAACAATAGTGCTGTAGGATTTGCTACTGCAAGTCGTTATGGTATTGGATTGAATTTATCCAGACTTCGTGCTACAAATGCTCCAATTCGTAACGGTGAAGTAATGCATACTGGACCAATTCCATTTGCTAAAGCATTTGAATCAACAGTAAAAAGTTGTCACCAAAACGGAATTAGAGGGGGTAGTGCCACCGTCAATTTTGCATGGTTCCACTATGACATTCTAGATATTCTTGTATTGAAGAACAATCAAGGTACCGATGATAACCGTGTTCGTAAGTTGGATTATTGTATTGGATTAGACAAACTAATCTTTGAACGATTCTTGAAGAATCAAGATGTAACACTATTTAGTTACCATGAATGTCCTTCACTATGGAATACATTTGGTATGGAAGGATTCAAAGAGAAATATGAAAAGGCTGAAGCTAACAAAAATATCAAGTTCAAGAAGAAAGTACCTGCCCGTGAATTGATGGGATTATTGGCTAAAGAACGACTTGAAACTGGTCGTATTTATACAATGTTTGTTGATCACGCTAATGAACATGGTAGTTGGTTGGATCAAGTAGATACTAGCAATTTATGTCTTGAAGTTAATCATCCATTGATTCCAATTACTGATGTCAATGATAAGAATGGAGAAATTGGTGTTTGTATCTTGGCTGCTTTGAACTGGTTGGAAATCAAAGATGATGAAGAAATGGAAAGTGTCTGTGACATTATTGTTAGAATGTTAGATGCTTTGATTGAACATCAAGATTATTTCGTACCAGCCGCAGAAAATTTTGCTAAGAAACGCCGTAGTCTTGGTGTAGGTGTAAGTAATTTGGCTGCTCTATTGGCTAAAGAAGGATTGAAGTATTGGGATAAAGATGCTCCTAACTTTGTTGCCAAATGGATGGAAAAGACTAGTTACTATCTAATCAAGGCAAGTGTTGAAATGGCAAAAGAAGTAGGTAAGTGTGAAAAGTTTGATCGTACCAAGTTTAGTCAAGGAGTATTGCCAATTGATACTTACAAGAAAGATGTAGATGAATTTATTACAGAACCACTACATTGTGATTGGGAAACACTCCGTGAAGAAATTAAGAAACACGGTATGAGACATTCTACATTGACTGCATGTATGCCTGTAGAATCTAGCAGTGTAATTCAAAGTAGTACTAATGGTATTGAACCACCTCGTAGTGCTATTAGTTTTAAGGGAAGCAAGAGTAACATT